CTTGGAACTAAATACTCAAGAGGCAATTTCTTTTGGGGATAGAGGTATAGATATACAGGCTTCTCTGTCTGCAGGAGTGGATAGTGTTGCGTGTTTATGGGGAACAAAAGAAAAAGATATATTATTAAGTTTGAAACCTACTTTTGTTGTTAATAGACCTATTGAAATAATACATCTTTTAGAATGACCATAATTATTTTTTATGAAAAAGGTTGAAGAGGAAACTGGAAGAAATGCAGGAAACAGAGTAGTCCTGCTGAATAATATACAATTTAGCGGATAACGTATCTAATTAAGTTGTATGTTTACAAACAAAAAAACATAAATTATTTCATAGTTAAGGTTGGGCGTTTGGGTGAGCGATTATCTGGACGCTCTTTTTATAATAGTAGTTTCCCATCCTTCTTATCCATCACCGCATTGAAAACACTTTTGTAGGTTTCGTACAACTCTTTCCTGTTTTCCGGTCCCGGCCAATCGGCAAAAGATTCTCCTGCAAAAAATTTCCAAGCGAAGATCCGTTTGGCTTTTTCGGACAACCCTAACAGGTCGACCATATCCCGGATATCCTGCATCCGTTCCCGGATATACTCGGTACGGTCAATACTATCATCGGGCTCATCAATAATGTTCAGTCTTCGCCAATCCACATTCTCATCTACCGGGATAGGCTTGTATTTATGCCGGTAGGGAGACGTATCCGAGGTAACGTTCAGCTTTATCATTTGCAGGATATACCAGTCAAGTTCGGTATATTTACCTTGCTTGGCTTCCATAAGCCGGGAGAGGTGTTCCAGAGGCTTTTGAAGTAGCATACACATTACCTCGTTCAATACGTCAATAGCTTCACTACTCATTCCGGCAAGTGAGCAGTGATACTTAGCGTAATCCAGCCACCTGTCGTAACGTTTCTTAATATATTTATTCAATGCCTCACTTGCCATAGTTGTCTTTATTTGATATATTTGTTGCATGCTGTAATGGGGTGGCGCTGTGAGGCGCTGCCTTTTTATTTATTCTCTTTGTTAGTCTTTATCTCTCGCTATAAAAATGTTATCTTTAGCCTTCTTTTTTATTCTTAGCCCAATCGATAATGTATTCAATACCTGCGTTGAATCCTTTGCTGTAACCATCTTTATATTCATGATTTGATATTCCATGATAGTAAGCCGAGCCGAAGCACAAGGCGAAACCAATGGCTATCAATACCATCCCTGTTCCAAAGTATGGATAAGCTAGGGATATATGGAATGGCTTGAACTGAATCGATATTCCAGACGTGAGAATGAATATTAGCGAGATCATTCCGATTATTAACAATGATATTTTAAGCATCTGAACCTCCTTTGTTTACATTGTGCGACATATTCTTTAATCTTGTTTGACTTTTATAATCCTTACATCCATAAGCGGCGAGATTAATGGCGTGCGTACCTATTCCTTGTCCGGAGAAGCATGGATAACGGATACATCTTACGCATTTCCTTCGTGGATATTTATTAGCGTCCTCCCGTTCTTTCAAGCGGTTGATCCCTATGTATTCCTCTGCCATGATTATTCCTCCTCCTCGGTCTCGTCGAATATCCGGGCCATCATATCGACGATGTTTGTTTGTATATTGTCCTCCGCTCCAAGCACGGCGTTGCTTATATGCTTTTTCTCCTCGATGATCCTGTAGAGTTTCTGGTCGATGGTCTTGCGGCCAAGCAGGTAATAGCAATTCACGGAGTCCTTTTGGCCGATACGATGCGCCCGGCTCTCGGCTTGGTCGCAATCTGCGTATGTCCACGGTAGCTCGATAAAAGCGACATTGCTTGACGCTGTCAACGTGATACCCGCCGCCGCAGCCTTGATGGAGCAGATGATGACGTCCGTTTTGGGATTCCGTTGGAAAGCGTCTATGGCCGCTTGCTTTTGTTGCATATCTTGCCGTCCGGTGACACACACCGCCGAGGGAAACGCCTGTAGGAGCCGGTCTACGATCTCATGCAGGTTGCAGAAGAGGATGATCTTCTTTCCGTTCTCCCGAAAATCCTTCACGAAATCGATCACCTCTCTCAACTTACCCCGGGCCGTTATGTCCTTCAATATGCCGATTCGTACCATGACCTCGCCTTTCAGCGATTTTTGTACCTTCTCATCGTCGGCCTCCTTATATCGTCTCAGATAATCCACCAAGTCACGCTCGGCGTCTTGGTATTCCTTGCGGTTGGTGATTTCGCAGGTCACAATCTGCCGTACCTTGTCGGGTAATTGAGTCAGTACCTTGGATTTTTCCCTCCGGAAGAAACAATGCTTCCAGAGCATAAAATTGAGCTCTTTCAAGTTCGAGGCCCCGTGCGGCCCAGAGCAATAGCGGCTC